GATGTACAAGGTTGGGTAGAAACAGCTATGACTGCTGATACAGTTACAGAAATGAAAGCTGGTCTGGATGCAACCATAGCTGAGTTAGTTACACCAACATCTCAAACAAAAACTATAGGTTAGTTATGGCCTTACTGCCAATAACTCCACCACCAGGAATTGTTACTAACGGGACAACTTACTCAAACAAAGGTCGTTGGACTGATGGTGATTTAGTACGTTTTGAAAACGGTTCTTTAACACCTATTGGCGGTTGGGAAAAATTAAGATCTACGGCATTAACTGGTACACCAACTGGGATGTATTCTTATGTAACCAATGCAGGCAAACGAGTATTAGCTGTTGGGACAAGATCTAAAGTTTATGTTTTATTTGATGGCACTTGGTATGACATTACACCATCTAACTTTGTTACCGATGCTTCTACAGACCCTTTGGGTTTTGGTGCTTATCAATACGGACAAGAAGATTATGGTGATGCTCGTTCACAATCTGGTTTAACTTTTAACACACATTCTTTTTCTTTTGATAATTTTGGTGAATTTTTAATTTTTACTTGTTCTAGTGATGGCAAGATATATCAATGGCAACCTGCTTCACCAAGCGCAGTTGCTACGGCAGTAACTAATGCGCCAGTAGGTAATCAAGCAGTTATTGTTTCTAATGAAAGACATTTAGTAGCTTTAGGTTCTGCTAGTGATCCTCGTAAAGTTGCTTGGTCGTCAAGAGAAGCATTAAATACTTGGACAGCTTCAGCAACTAACAGCGCTGGTGATTTACAAGTACCAACTGGCGGTAGAATTTTAGGTGGTAAAAGATGGCAAAATGAAATTGTTATTTTTACCGATGTTGGAATTAATAGTATGTATTACACTGGCCAACCATTTATTTATGGCATTAGAGAAGCTGGAACAAACTGTCGAGCTATTGGCATACGTTCAGTTGTTCATGCAGGTAATTTCTTAGCGTGGATGGGTGAAAATTCTTTCTTTATTTATGATGGCAGTGTTAAAGAAATACCGTGCGAAGTAAATGATTATATTTTTGATAATTTATATTATCTAAACAGAGAAACTGTAGCTGGTGGACATAATTCAAACTTTAATGAAATTTGGTGGTTCTTCCCTAGTGATGCTACTGCTTCTACTTCTAATCCAGTGCCAGATAAATATGTTATTTGGAACTACAAAGAAAATGTTTGGTCGATTGGTTCAATGGAAAGAAGCTGTTGGACAGATCAAGGTGTATTTGATTACCCTATCGCTTGCGATAGCTCTGGTAATGTTTATCAACACGAAAGTAAGTCTTTATTTAATTCACCAAGCTTAGGTACATCTGTACCTTTTTGTGAATCAGGGCCAATAGAAATTGGCAATGGTGATAATTATATGCAGTGCAATCAAATCATTCCTGATTCAGAAGCTAATTCTTTACCTGGTGTTACGCTTAGTTTTAAAGGACGTTTTACACCATTAGGGCCTGAAACAGATTTTGGTTCTTTTAGTTTTGATTCATCTGATGGTTACACCGATGCAAGATTTTCTGCTCGTCAGGTACAAATGAAAGTAACTGGTGATACTAACCAAAACTTTAAAGTTGGTAAAATACGTTTAGACCTGAAAAAAAGAGGTCGTAGGTAATGTTCGTTAATGCGCTGCCACAATATTATCAAGGTTTAACTAATGCAAAAGTTGATCTAACTACTACTAATGTTACGACTTTATATACTGCACCTAGTAGCGATACTTTTAATATATCAGTAGTTACTTCTATTTTGGTTTCTGAAGATTCAGGCAATGCAGATACTTTAACTGTAACGCTTACCAATGGTAGTGATGTATTTAGTTTATTTAAAACAAAATCTATTTCAGCAAATGGTACAACAGAATTATTAACTAAAGATTTAGTATTACAATCTGGTGAAATATTAAAAGTAACGGCTGCTACCGCTAACAGACTTCATGTGGTTGCTAGTATTCAAGAATTCTCACAACAAAGATAATGACTTTAGAATTAGTTAAAGACAAAAATACGATAGAAACAGAATTTAAAGAAGCGTGGCTTAAAGCAAAGCCTTTATTGGAAAAGGCGATAAAACACCAAAAAGAATACACAATAGACGATATTCACGATAAAATTAGTCAAGGAATTTTCCTCTTGTGGCCAGGAAAACAATCTGTAATGATAACTGAGTTTATCGACTTTCCCCGTCTTAGAGCCATGAATTTGTTATTTTGCGGTGGGGATTATGAAGAACTAGCTTCAATGTTACCGAGTCTTGAAGCATTTGCTAAAAATGCAGGTGCAACAAAACTTTTTGGCGGCGGCAGAAAAGGTTGGCTTAGAAAAATAAAACATCTGGGATTCAAACCAGAATATATAATAAGTAAAGAATTATGAGTAAAGGCGCAAAAACATCAACAACATCAATTCCTCAATATCAAGAAGATGCACAAAAAGACGTGTATGCACTGGCTAGACAAGCATCTGCTCCTGGTTCATTCACACCAATAATGAATCCACTTGATTATGTAGCTGGTAAAAATAACCTTGATGTCACAGTAGAAAACATGGCTCGTGGTTTGCAACGAGATCCTAATTTAGCTAATTTACAAAATGTTGCAGGTATGTCTGCACCTATGGTTGATACTGCTAGTGTTGGTAATTTAACACCAGGTTTATTAAGCAATACTGATTTAACGCCTTATCAAAATCCTTTCCAACAACAAGTTATTGACAATACTTTGCTTGATTTAGACCGAGCTAGACAAATGGCTGTTGGCCAAGACCAAGACAGAGCAATTTCTGCTGGTGCATTTGGTGGTTCTCGTTCTGGTGTTTTAGAAGCAGAAACAAATAGAAATTTTGCTGATAGAGCGGCTAATAGAGTTGCTACATTAAGACAAAATATGTTTGACAGAGCTACACGACTTGCTGAAGGTGATATAGGCAGACAAATGAGCGCTGACCAATTTAATTTAGGCTTTGGTCAAAGAGCAGCTTTAATGAACCCAGAACTAGCTTTACGTGATAGAGCAATGGATGCAAATATATATGGTCAATTAGTAGATCAACCATACCAACAAATTGGCTTATTATCTGGTTTAGCTGGTCGTGATAGAAGTATTGAACAAGCTGAAAAAGATGCTCAGTTTAATGAATTTATGCGTAGGCAAAATGACCCAGCAAGACGACTTGGTTTGCTTACATCAGGAGTTAGTGGTGTCCCAATATTACCTACGACAACCGATAGAAAGAAAACTGGTTTTGGCGATGTATTAGCTGCTGGTGCGCAAATAGCTGGAGGTTTTCTTGGCTCTGATAAAAGAATGAAAACTAATATTAAAAAATTAGGTATGGTAAATGGCATAAACATTTATTCTTGGACTTGGAATAAATTAGCTCAATCAATGGGTTGGGATAAAAAATATCAATACAATGTTGGAGTTATGGCGCAAGAAGTTAAACACATACCTGGCGCAGTACAAGAAGATGAAAATGGTTATCTATTAGTTAATTACGGAGTTTTATAATGGCGACCATGTTTGATCTTGATAATTTACAAAATCAATCTCTTTTGAATATACCAAACGATACTGGTTTTGCTGTTAGACCTGATTATTCCAAAGCTGGGAGTAACATGGCTAGATTAAGTGGTTTTGATTTAAAAAGCGAAGCAGAACTAAATGCTATGAATCAAGCAGAGGTTGATAAATATAGTGAAAATAGATTAGCTGCTCGTAATAAAGGCATTGGTGAATTGTTATATATGTTTTCTGATGCTTTAAAAGGCAAAGATATACAACAAGGCGCACAAGCAAGACAACAAAACCGTATGTTAATGCAACAAGATCAAGATCGTATAGCCAGACAGCAACAGCTTAATAATCTTATTCCTAATTTAGATTTACCAGAAGGAATGCGAGCATTATTGCCAGCATTATCTTCTTCTGGGCAAGAGCAACTTTTAACTAAAGTATTAACTTCAGATAGCCCAGTAAGAAAATCATACAAAGCTGGGGATGGTTTTCTACGCTATGAAGATGATGGGTCAAGAGTATTTCCTAATGTTGAAAGATATAATAAAGACTCTGTTGAGCCAACACCAGGCAACCCAATGGGATTAACTAAAAAAGAAATTTTTGATAGATCAGATAAACTTAGTGATGATTTTAGAGCAGGATCTAAAGACTTTATTGTTGCAAGAGATTCTATGAATAGAATACTTGACGCAGCAAATAACCCCTCACCATTTGGCGATTTATCAATTATCT